ATCTGCCCTGATGGAATTATATACAATGTTAAATCAGGGGAATAATGCAATCAGAAATAAATTAGCTTTTTATACGGAACAACTAAATAAATTATTAGGTCAGATAGGAGCAAGTAGCACAACTGGAATAGCAACAGCAAATAGAAAAATTATCTGTATTAGATTAATTGGATTAATACAAAGTATGATTCAAGTTAAATCTAAAGGCGGAAAATTATGTGACGAAAATAAAAAACCATCCGCCACAGAGCTTGATAATTTTTTCAGCACATATGTAAGTCCAAATAGTCCATTTAATATTTCAGTTGACAGCGATGGTAATTTAAGAATAAGTCCAAAAGAAATCAATGTAGTTAATTCTAAAAATATAGATGCACAGCCATTATTAGCAGTATCAAAAGATGTAAAAATTATTAAATGTGCATTATCCACAACAAAAACAGATATAGATTTAGTTAATTCGTGGATTGCAGAGCTTAATGCAGTAGGCTAAAAAGGTATAAATTGAAAAAAAATACTAAAAAGCAAAAATCCCATTCTATACGACATAAAATTATAGATATCGCTCCGCTTGATGCAGAGATTGCTGGGGAAGAAGAAAGATTATCGGCATTAAGTCAATCTATTGCTCCTACTATTCAAAGTAAGCCACCAATCATTAATCCATCGCTTGGATACCAGAACAATGGTGGAATCGTAAGTCGTCCCGAACAACGTAGACACGTATTCGAGCCAACCGAATATGATCTATATGAAATAGGTCGTATTGAAGACGTTGAAGCTTATGTGCGACAAGCTTTTAAGAAACAAGTTGGCCTCTTCCTTAAAGAAGGTTTTGATTACTTAGGTTCGAATAAAAATGTTGTTAAATATCTCAAAGCAAGATTTTCACAAATAGAGCGTGCTTCGTCTATACCACATGAAGAATTAATTAGACGTATAGCAAGTTCTTTAGTTAGAAAATCAAATGCATTTTTAGTTAAAGTGCGTAGCGTAGAAGCCTCTGGTGGACGTATACGCACAAATATAGATGGTAAAAGACTCTTTCCTGTTGCCGGATATTTTCCAGTTCCTGCAGAAACAATGCAAGCAAAAACAGATGGATCTGGTAAACCATACAGATGGCGACAAATGTTACCCAATGGTACACATCTAGAATTTGAACCAGAAGATATAGTTCATTTTCATTTCGACCGCAAAGAGGGCTTTATATTTGGTACGCCCCTAATTCAACCAGTTATCGATGACATTAGAGCATTAAGAAAAATTGAAGAAAATATAGAGTTACTTATATATAAACATTTATTTCCATTGTTTCAATATATTGTAGGAACAGAGAAAGCTCCAGCATTAATTACTGAAACAGGAGAAAGAGAAATAGATGTAGTTAAACGTGAGTTAATGCAAATGCCAACAGAAGGTGGCATTGTAACTCCAGAGCGTCATGAAATAAAAGCAATTGGTTCTGAAAGCAAGGCACTTCGTGCTGAATCATATTTAGAGCATTTTAAGAAAAGAGTAATTGCTGGTCTAGGTATGTCATCCGTAGACTTTGGCGAAGCAGATACGAGCAATAAGAGTACTGCTGACAACATGTCTAGATTATTAATTGATAATATTAAAGATCTTCAAGATTCTTTTGAAGCTCAATTTAATTTATTCATAATTAATGAATTATTAGAAGAATCTACTTTCGGTATGGATGTTCTTAAGCCAGAGAACATTGTTAGATTAGAATTTAGAGAAGTTGATATTGATAAGCAAATAAAGATGGAAAACCATGCTGTAGATGTATTCACGAAGCATGGATTAACTTGGGATGAGTTAAGAAAAGAATTAGGTAGAGATCCTATTCTAGTACCAGATGATCCTGAAACGCAAGACAGAGAGCACAATAAAGAGTGGTTTAACACATTTTGGAAACTATTCCATGAACCAGAAAAACTTATTAATGCTGGAGACGAATCATATTCATCTTTAGCTATGGGTGCTGCTAAGTCTGTTTCAACTGCAGTAACGTCCGCAGACGTTGAAGCTTCACGACAAGCAAAAACCAATCACGAAGTTACAGTAGCAGTAGAAAAAGAAAAAGCTAAACCAAAGCCAGTAATTAAAAAGAAAGATAGCTTTTTAAGAGAAGATTATAGAAATATGGAAGATATCGTAGTCCATGAGATACAAAACAATAATATTGTTAATATGGATTATATAAATCAAAAATTACTTTTTTCTGCGCAAAAAATAAAAGAAAAACTTATTTCAAAAATGAATGTTGCATTTTTAGAGGGGCTAGGCAATAATTCCCATCAATATCTATCTAAAATATCTATCACTAGAACACATATTATTAATAGGGTTGATGTTCTAATTAAACGATTAGTCCACGATATTAGATCGGCGATTAATAGTAAGATTGACTTTAACACTCAAAATGTTAAAATTTCTACAGTACATTCAATATTTGACAGTTTTGAATATCGAATTGATTTTATTACACAAGCAGAAATTTCTAGAGCAAATAATTTTGGAAAAATTACCCAAGTAAAGGAATTAGGAGCAATCAAAGCAAAATATACTGTTCAAGAAGATACATGTCAGTCCTGTAAAGACATTTCCATGAATCATGTTCATCTTGAGCAATATACGTTAGACACAGTTCCGCCACACCATCCTAATTGCACATGTGGATTACAAATAACCGAGGTTCAATAATTAATGTCTAATTATATTAAAATTTTCGATACTGTTACCTTAACTCCTATTCTAGAGACAGATTTTAACAAACATAAAGATTTTACAACACAAAGTAATACTAATCCGCTTATTGTAAAGATTGCAGCATCACATTCTGGACTAATTACACGTAATAATGGATTCTACCTGCCAGATAGAATGAAAAAAGGTGCAGCTTCTTTTACTGCTAATTATGGAAAGCCTATTCAAGTCCATCACGATGAAAACCAAGATCCTATTGGTAGAGTTATCAAAGCAGAATATGTAGACATTTCTAATAATCTTAAAGATTCATTTCTAGAAAAAATAGTTAATTCTTCCAACAGTAGATATGGTGATAAATTTATAAAAGATTTTATAAGTGGCGGCCTACCATATCTTCAGTCTGTAAATTTTATTGTTGATTCTTTAAATCGTAGAGATTCTGTACTTGATGATCCTAATTACAAGGGTATGGGCTATGTACAAATCACTGCGTCTATAACAGACCCAGACGCAAAACAGAAGGTTCTTGATGGTCGTTATCTAACTGGATCAGTTGGTGTTACCACAAATCATGCAATTTGTTCTATTTGCAAACAAGACTGGACTGGCGATGAAGGTCGTTGTATGCACAAGCCAGGTCGTAGTTACGATAATGCAAAAGCATTCTTAATTACTGGTGATTTAACCTATGATGAATATTCATTTGTTAACGTTCCAGCCGATAAACATTCGGGCATTTTAGAGATTCATACTAATGGGATTACAGACTCTATGAAGATGGAAAATTCTGTTGGTCGTTCTATATCTATCAATTTATTCAATGATAGCGTAGACATTGGAGAATCTACTAGTACAATTAATACATCTCAGGAGGAGCTAATGGATAATAAAGTAAAAGATTTACTTTCATCTTTAAAGGGAAAGTTTGAATTAGTAGATGATACTGCTCTAGAGGCAATTGAGAAGTCTTATGAGGGTTTAGATATTACTAATATGGATGAAGTAGATTTTAATAATCATGCCGAAGTCCAATTTGATAAGTTTTCGATTCTTGCACTTATCGGTATGGATGTTTCAAAAGCCTGGGATAGCTTAAAGACTTTACGACCTTTTATGGAAGAAACTGGCTTAAAAACTGTTTTCGATAAAATGTATGGAGCTAATAAAGAATTTAAAGATGGAGAAGAATTTTATTCTGCGCTTAATGATGCAGAATGGCAAGATTATTCTGAAACAGAAGATGAAGCTCTAATAGCTTACAAAGCAGAACATCCAGAAGATGCAAAGCTTTCAGGTGCTGCTCGCAAGAGACTTCCAGGTTCTTCATTCTGCGGTCCAAATAAGAGTTTTCCAGTTCCTGATTGTGCACACGTAACTGCTGCACGTAGACTAATTGGCCGTGCAAGCGTATCTTCTTCAACCAAAGCAAAGATTCTAGGTTGTGTATCTCGTAAAGCTTCTGCTATGGGTTGTGGAAGTTCAAATAAAGATGCAGCTAATACAGAAATAAACACCGAGATAGTTAATAAAGATAATTGTTCTTGCACAGAAAGCGAAGCTAAGATTAAAGAGCTTGAAGCTCAAATTGCTGATCTAAATACAAAGCTTGGTACGTTAACAACTGAACGAGATACTGCAGTTACTAATGCCGATAGCATTAAGAAAGACTCAGCACAAGCCATTAAAGATCTAGATGCTACAAGAACAGAGCTTAAATTAGCTCATGAAGATCTAAAGCAAATGGCAGATCAATTAGTTACAAGTACAGAAGAGAATGTAAAATTACTCGCAGATAAAACTGTAATGTATAAGCAACTTTCCGGTGAAAAGATTGAAGATATCACGAAGTTTACTGATGAATTAGTAACTAGTGGTTTCGAATCTATTAAGGATCAATTAAATCAATTCATGTCAAAAGTTGACATGACTAAAATAATTGATAATATTAATAGTGGTTTAACACGAAATCCAAGCGGAACAGTTTCTGATCCATCTGGAAACGTAAATATAACCGACAAAGTTTACACGAAGGAATCAGTCGAAAAAATTGCAGATGAAGCTCTACGGATCAAATTTGGTGGAAACTCAATTTACGGTAGAGGCCCCGCAGCAGCAGATAGATTTATTAAAGATATGCAAAACAAAGGATTGCTTCCAATCACTGGCTAATTAATAGCCAATTTTATAATGTTTCGAGGAGGAAAATTAAAAGATGTCTATTAATGCACTTGGTCAGTATACAGCAGGCCACAAAGTTTGGGATCACGTAGGCAATATAATCCCTGACATTGAGCATTCAGAAGGCGAGCGGCCGGCAATTGAATTTAAGCCAGCTTCTTGGTTACCCGTAGTTTTCAAGGATAAGTACTACGAGGATTGGAATGTTATCATGCCAGGCAAGATCGTTGCTCTTGATAATGATGGTCGTGTTTGCCCCGCTCAGTATGGTATTTCTGGTGCAACGATTACATATACAGCGAACGATGTCGCTGCTGGTGTTATCGACGTTCGTACTGGTGTAACTCTACTCACTGGTGCAATCGGCACGTTTAACGTTTCTGCAGTAACCGCATTCATGGGTCGTACTGGTCAGGCTATGGCAGTTTCTAAGCCAATCGGTGTTGCTCCTTATGCAGTACTTCGTTGGGCTGGTGGAGATGGTTCTAATCCAGCCAACTTCCTAGAGCACAACTATATTAGACAGCATCAAATTGCAGTCCTTTGCGACTACGTAATTAATGTTCCTCTAATTCCTGCATCACAGTCTGCTGCTTCGCTTTCATTCAGCGCCGCAGTAAGCAACGTTGCAACTGCAACTGCAGTTTCAAATCTACCTGTAGCAACAAATACGACTCGCACTCCGATTGTCTTCACGGGTACGGATGCTGGTCTATTCACGAATCAAGTAACTTCACTTGCAAACGTTGTTTCTTCAGGTGACTGGTTCATTGATCAACGTACTGGTGTTGTAAGCGTCTATGCTACAACTGGTGTTACTCCATCAGCGAGCATTGCTTATTATCACTACGCTTCAGCAGCTTCAACGCTAAGCGTATTCGCTTCGGCAACGGGCAATCTACAACCAGGCGATTTCGTAAAGTGCGATGCAAACTCAAACTTCGTTGTTGCAGCTTCAAACGTAAACTTCCAGGATGTTATCGGTCAAGTTCTAGAACGTGACGCTGGATATCCTAAGGATGCGCTTGATCGTGTTCGTACAGCGTTCAATCCCGCAATTGGTACTGATGGTTCAGGTGGCCTTCCAGGTTCACTTGGTCAACTCGATCAAATGCCGGGTTCAGCAACTGGCGGTATGCCTGCTAATATCAGCTATGCTGGTGCTGCAGATACAATCGTTAGAATTAATCTTGTTTCGCGATAAGGAGGAGAACTAGGATAATGGAAATTTCAGTAAAAGATGTAGCGGAATTTGAATGGCTCTGGAAGACTGGCAAGACCACTTCTGGCGATTCAATGTCACTAACAGACGCTCTTTCAGTTACAAATGCTCCTCTACTTTTTCCAAAAGTAATCAGCAATATTGTAAAGGAAGCAGTTGAGCCTTTACTAGTTGGCACGTCACTACTACAAAGAATTAACTATTCGTATGGCCAAACCATTACGTTCCCCGCCGTCGGAGCATTAGTTGCTGCTGATATCGCGGAAGGCCAAGAATATCCAGAAAGACAGCTCTCGATGGGTGGTGCAACGGTTACGGCATCTATCGGTAAGTCAGGTGTTGCTGTAAAGGTAACGGATGAAATGATTCGTTATAGCCAATTCGATGTAATTGGTATGCATCTCCGCGCTGCTGGTAGAGCGTTAGCTCGCCACAAGGAAGTTAAGATTTTTAACTTTATTAAGAGCATGGGTGTTAGCGTTTTTGATAACGTTACTCCGAGCAAGTCTCTCAAGGGTGTTTGCACGGGTCGTTCTCTAGATGGTACGCCAAATGGTTCAGTCACGATGGATGACGTTTTTGACTGCTTCGCACAAGTTATGGTTCAAGGTTTCATGCCCAATACCATGCTTATGCACCCACTAACTTGGGTAATGTTCGTAAAGGATCCAACTCTACGGGCATTTGCTCTCGCAAATGGTGGCGGTACATTCTTCGCCAACTGGACAGGCAATCCAAATCAGCAAGCTCCATGGGCTAACTCTTCACAGGGTGGTCTAGGTGTTGGTGTCGGTCAGAATATTATTCAAGGACCGTCCAATGCTTCAACTGGCGCTGCTGCATCAGGTGCTGCTGCTTCAGGTCTAACGCAATTCCCCCAGACCATGAACAGTGCCCCTGTTCTACCAGGTTATCTCGGTATGAATATGAGAATTATCGTTTCTCCGTTCGTTCCGTTTGATCCTCGTAAGAAGCTTACCGATATCTATATGTTTGATTCAAATGAACTTGGTGTTCTCATCGTTGATGAAGATATTACAACTGAGGAATTTGATGATCCCAAGGTGGATATTCGTAAGATCAAGCTCCGTGAACGTTATGGTATTGGTATCCTCAATGAGGGTCAAGGTATCGGCGTAATGCGTAACGTACACGTTGTTCCCAACGAGGTTGTTCTACCTGCAAGAGCGCATCTGGACGTTGCAGCTTCGGCTCTCGCTCCAATCTCGCCCACTGCAAGCGTACTTGGTTAATATTAACCTGTATATTCAGTACTAACTCGCGAATTAGGGACTGGCCAAAAGCCAGTCCCTTTTTCTTATTTATGGTTATTAATGCAAATATCTCTTAAGTCACCAAATTATTTATGGTTCACTCCAGGCAGCGAAATTCATTTAACTGAAGAAAACCCAGGCCCAGTAGATATAAATTTTGATAACTTATCTAAAGATATCCAAAAGTTAATAGTTATTGGTGTCCAAACTGGTAAATTAAATTGCTCTGAATCAAGCGATATATTATTAAATAAATATTCATCTGAGAATAAATTAAATATTACAGTCGGAACGTTAAATGTAGATGAAGAAAGTGGATATAGCCCATCACAAGATTTTATTAAAAAATTGGCACTAGCTAGACTTTCTGAAA